GGTGTTTTGCCGTTGCAGGTGACGATCACATTGCGATCGGACCTATTAGGTATCTCAGAGAGATCACCGCAACGCATATCCGCGCGGGATCATTGATCTCCGCGGATAAGCACAGTATCAGCAGCATTGCTGTTAGATACTGTGAAAAGATTCTGGACATTAGAAATGTGCAGAATCTTGAATGGAGTGCTCAGAACATTAATAATGCTTCTGAGTACTACATTAAGTCACCTTTCGTTGACAGTGTCAAGGTTAGGTTACTTTCTCCGTGCTCTAAGAGCCATGAGAATTTCAACGATCGTAATACGGCCGTTGGAAAAGCCAAATCATTGGGTTATACCCTGAGATGGCTTCATCGACCACATTTTTCTAAAAAGTGGGTGTCGATGGTAAGGGACCGATTCTTTCAAAGAATGGGCGCCTTACTTCCAGATCGCTCCAGTGGAGTTTACTGGCATCTCCTGCTCCCCGAGTATCTCGGGGGACTCGGATTATGGTTAGATGAGGATATTCCTGATCTAACCATTCGGCTACCGGATCCCTCAAAGAGGGCCATAGCCGAAGTCATCACAGAAACTATAAGTCGTGATGACTTAGCTCTTATTAAAGGCTTTACCTCTAATAAGAGCTACCGTGGCTACATTCTAGAAGAAACTGAAGTCACGTTAGCAAGGGAGTATATTATACTCGACTTGCTAGAAATATTGCGTTCAGATTCTGTTCGCAATATTTGCCTTGAAGAGAACATTCCAATGGATATTTCTCTAAAGGCTCAACTGTCCCGACTTAAAAAGAAGGGATGGTTGACGGCCGAAGAGCTTGAAGATCAAATTCTTCGTCCGTTCCTCTTTAAGGAGATTCTCTCTAAAGAGGCCAAAGTTTCAGCATTTAATACTGAAACTTTTAAGCGAAGGTATTCCAGATTCTGGGACCTTTACTTTACGGGCCACGTCACTTTAAGTGACGAGGACGTAACAAAGGCTCTTCGATTTAAAATCAATAAGCCTTTGTACTACACCGGGGATAAAATGGTTATACCAATCCGCGGTGTGGACCGGGAGTGCAGTCTAATAGACGAAGCTACTCTCGGTTTACCCGACCTCAGTATCCAGTGGATAGATGTCGGGTTACTGACCAACCCAGTTAATGACTTGGAAGGTCAGGAAGCTGAAGAACTATAAGTTCGACAGCTTAAATGTAGTACTCAGATACTGTGCACTGCATTCCATTGGCTGCGAGGTTTATATTATAAACCCGAAGGTCAATAACAGCTCGCTGACCAATTAGGGGGCATGACTCTTTGAGTCAGCAGCAAGCCCCCTATGTCGAAACCGATCCTAACTGGAAACCTTCGGGCCCCAGTTGGTCGGCGAGACAAGGGATACAGAATCTATATCCCTCGCCTCTTCGAGAATGAGGATTATATCCTGCCATCTCGAAACGCATCAATCCTTAAAGGATTGATGCGTTTCCGGAAATCAACCTTTAAGGTTGACGGCCGGAAGAAGCTCCGAATTCGGCTTACAACCGAGCTCGGGCTTCCTATGCCATTGGCATCAGTTCTCTCATCTCGGAGTTACTCTGAGATTAAGAGAATTGAACAGTTAGTATTTGGAATCATTGATTCCTTACTACTGTTTGACCCCGAACTCTTTATTAAAGATTCGGGGTACCGTCTTCTAAAACATATTGTTCGGAAGACGATCGCTGTCGGAACATTTAATGTTCAGGAAGCGATAAAGATGTGGAAAGGTTATACCAACCACATCTTTTTCGAGTTTTCACAAAGTGAAACACTCGAAAAGCCTAAGAAGAGTTCTCGGAACTTCTTCTTTCGGCTAGACTCCTGGGAGAAAATCCAGAGGATTCGCTCAGGAGTCTTATCAGATAAGAAAACTCTATCAGAGTTAGCTCATCTGATCAGCTCTCGTCAGCTCCCACAGGGAGATCGGAGAGTTGAACGTGACGCACTTATTAAGTTTCGCCACGTAACCACCCAGGATTATATCCCGGAAGGTTCAATTCTTGCAGACCTGTATCAGGCTGCTAGAATTGTGGGCCGGAAAACCCGCAAAGCGGGGCCTGGTCCAGTCCGATCTGCCCACATCTCGTTGGCAGCATCGGGCTCCTTGTTCAACACTGTTGGCGAAGGAGGTAGAGCTAACGAAATCTTAGATTTCGTTATCCCTTATCTGTCCGAAGTTCCACAGGAAGATCGTACAGTAACTCTACCCTTTGTAACTCTAAAAGAGTGCAAAGGTGTTCCCCGATGGAGAACATGGTGTAGAGACCAGCCATATCTCCTCTATGAGGAGTACAAGCTTGGTGATCTGACACCTGAAACCCTAGCAGGGTTTCAGGTGTTCAGACAAGGATTTGATGAAGCCATTGGCGAGCAAATCCTTGCTGCTGCCTATATTGCAATGCAAATAGACATGCAGGGGGTATCAGAGATACCCCTTCGCGTTTTAACCATTCCAGAACCTGGAGGTAAAGCGCGTATTGTAACCACAGGGCCATGGTGGCTCTATGTGTTACAACAAAGCCAGGCTCACGTAACACGTGCTTTCCTGGCTTCGCATCCGTCCGCTGAAAGCGGATTGATGCGTACAGACCAAGCATGGCAATACCTCTACATGATCTGCAGGGGAAGAGAATCCTTTAAGGATGACTTCTCCTGTCTCAGTAGCGACTTAGAGTCAGCTACTGATGTAATCCCTCGAAGAGTTGCAATACAACTTCTCAAAGGATTTATCGATGGAGTCGGTTATACCGGTCCTCTCATCGATATCACAATCGATATTGTAGAACAAAATCGATTGTGCATCGCGGAGCAACTAGACTCTGTCTGGGTTGCAACGCGAGGAGTCTTCATGGGCGAACCGCTTGCGAAGACTGTCCTCACATTACTCAACTTGAGTTGTGAGGAAATCGCCATCAGGAAATTCCTGAATGTCGATTTCAAAACACCGGTAAGGATTCCTTGGCGGTGTTTTGCCGTTGCAGGTGAC